ACGCATTACGAGGCAGTGTCCGTCCTGTCATCACTTATGTTTTCTTTGGCCTTTTTGTTGCCATCAAAGTAACAGCACTTATATCTCTTATGGATGCAGGTAATGATCTGGGTAGGTCATTGTCTTTAATTTGGGATGATGCTACAAGTGGATTGTTCGCAGCTATAATTAGTTTTTGGTTTGGTGGCAGAGCAGTATCCAAATATGTAAAGACACCAGTGTAAGGAAGTAATATGGGATTTAAACTAAGTGAAAGAAGTCTAAGTAAACTTGAAGGTGTAGATGATACACTAGTAGAAGTTGTTAAAGAAGCTATTAACCTAACCAAAGTAGACTTTGGAGTTACCTTTGGTATGCGTACCTTAGAGGAACAGCAGAAGCTGTATGACTCAGGTAGATCACAGACTATGAAGAGTAAACACTTAGATGGTAGAGCTGTAGACCTTGTTGCTTACTTTGGTTCTGATATATCTTGGGAGTTAAATGTCTATGATGATATCTGTGATGCAATGGCTGAAGCAGCTAGAAGACACAGACTAGCTGTTAAATGGGGAGCTGCTTGGTCTGAGGGTGATATTAGAATATACACAGGTACAGCAGAAGATGCTATGAACGCCTATGTAGACTTACGTAGATCACAAGGACGTAGACCCTTTATTGATGCACCTCATTTTGAGATGATGTAATTTGACAGTATTAAAATTTTTTATATTTTTAATATTATTTCTATAAGGGATAAAGAGCTGTCCTTAGTTCCCTTATAGTTTAGGATTTAACATGGCTGAAAAGAAAAAACGAAAAGGTACTATGAAAGGCCACACCATAGGTGGTGGTCATAAACGTCCTACTAAGTCTGGTGCAGGTATGACTAAGAAGGGTGTATCAAAGTACCGTAAGGATAATCCCGGCTCTAAGCTAAAGACTGCAGTAACAGAAGATAAGCCTACAGGTAAACGTGCAGCTAGACGTAAGTCTTATTGTGCTAGGTCTGCAGGTCAAATGAAGAAGTTTCCTAAAGCAGCTAAAGACCCTAACAGCAGATTACGTCAAGCTCGTAAACGGTGGAAGTGTTAATGGCAAAAAAGAAAGACCCAAAAGTAGGAACAGGTAAGAAACCTAAAGGGTCTGGACGTAGATTATATACGGACGAGAATCCTAAAGATACTGTATCTATTAAGTTTGCTACAATGCTTGATGCAAAAGCTACAGTATCTAAAGTAAAAAAAGTAAACAAACCTTACGCAAGAAAAATTCAAATCTTGACAGTGGCTGAACAACGTGCTAAAGTTATGGGTAAGACAGCTATAGCAAATGTTTTTAAATCAGCTAAAGCAAGCTTGCGAAAGGGAAGAGATGCCATATCTACAAAGTAGTGTACCATATTTTAAAGCATGGGTAAGAAGAGAATATACAAAGAATCTAGAAGAATATCACGGAGAGTTTCTACACTGCATGGTGGTAGCAGTAACAACAATACCAAACAAGACTCTCAGCTTCCAAGTTATCTTTACAGGATGCGAAGCAGACGAATCGGAAGAAGACCCCAACGTACACGGAGGGGCGATGTGGGCGAGAATGCCACTGACAGCACTAGTAGCTGATACACCCTACGAAGATTGGCCTAAAGAACTACCACCCTATTTAGCACAACCTTGGGATTGTATGTCGCATACACATAGTGTCTACAAAATAGAAAGAGCTAGTCCTGCTCCTTGGATTGCCAAAGTAGATGGAGAGTTCTACCCAGCTAAATATTATTTCACTGTTGATTATACTGACAATGAAGTAGCTGACGATCCTGCACAACACAAACAGTCTCATATATTAGAGTTGTTAGATGCTGGAGAATACACAGGTAATATAGTTGCATTACCTAATAATAGAGTGAGGGTAACTCACCCTGCTTGGTTTGAAACAGGACAAGGTGCTCCTGACTTTAAACCTAACCAACATACATATAACTCTAAAGAAAATGTAGACTACGTTTGGAACACACAAAGAGTGTTTAATAATTTATATAGTGAGGAATAAAGATGAAGAAAAAAGGTTATGCCATGGGCGGAATGAAAAAGAAAGGCTATGCTAAAGGTGGTCTTAAAATGGTTAAGAATAAAAAAGGAGACAAAGTTCCTTTTTATGCAGCAGATGGTAAAGGTAAAATGAATAAAGGTGGCATGATGCCTAAAAAGAAAGCCTATGCTAAAGGTGGTAAAGTAGCTATGTATAATGAAGGTGGTATGGTTAGAAATACTGGTAAAATGAATACTGGTGTTAAGACTGTTGCAGATACGTACAACAAAGGAAAATAAAAATGGCCCCAGTAGTTTTAATGTTGGCTGGAGTTATTGTCAGAGCCACTACAAAAAAAACACTTCAAAGATTAATGAATGCTGGTTTTAGAAAAGCTAGTTCAGGTGTAGCTAAAAGTAAAGCTAATATTGTTAATGCTACAGACGATAATATTATTAGTTTAATTACACGAGCTAAAGCTCGTTCTAAAACTAGGGGTAAAGGAACTACAGACAAACCAAAACCTAAAACTCAGGCTGAAGTTAAAGAAGCTTTAAAAAGAAATGAGAATAAAGTTTCTAGTAAAAAGTTTGGTGATAGAAAACTTAGTGACTATGATAAAGTTGGTAGTAATAGTAATAAAAAAGGTAACTTAAAAGGCAACTTAATTATTGCAGCATTAACGGCATTATCTCCTTCTTCTACTAAAGATACATCTGTTGCTTCAGCCCCTTTAACTAAATACGAAAAAGATAAAATAAGAAAAACTCCCGGACGTAAAGCTCCTGAAAAAAAGACTACTAGTCCAAAACAACCAGAGTTTCCTAGACTTGGACCTAAGTCAGAAAAAAAGTCTAATGTAAATATACCAACTAAAAAACAAATATTTACTGCACAAGCTGGAGCTACAAAACCAAAAACTCCTGCATTAGAAGCTGGCTTTTCGGTAGATAAATCACCACCAGCTTCTGTTATTAAAAAAGTAGCACCAATGCTTAGACCTAAAGCTAGGCCAGAAACAGTTAAGAAAGCTAAAAAACAACTATCTGCTTTTGGTAAAGCATTTAAAGCTGCAAGAGCTGCTAAGAAATATTCCTTTCCTTATCAAGGGAAAGAGATTACAACTCGGTATAAAGAGGAAACTGTAGCAGAACATAGGAAAAAATTTCCAAAGAAAAAATAAGGAAGTAATATGAGAGTACAAGATATAAAAAGAGCAGCACTACTTGCTGAAAGAGAAAGAAATAGAAAAGCATTGGAAGCTGTTTCTGAGCCAGAGATGGAAGTAGTACGTGCTCGTAATGCAAAGGGACACTTAATGGCAGATGACCCTAACACTCCTGATGTTAATGAGGCATGGACTACAAGACCTAAGAAAAAAGTTACACGTAAGAAGAAAGACTAATGGTACAACTAAGTACATACAAAACTACAACTGAGTCTATAACAGTAGCTTCTACTTCTGCAGATGCTAGTGCTACTCTTTTATATACTTGTCCAGCAAAACATAGTGCAACTATAGATTTCTTACATATAAGTAATAATAATGCAGGAGCTAAAAAAGCAAACATACAGTTTTATAATACAACTGGTACTGCATATCATAACATTATAAAAGCTCACAGTATTGCAGCTAACTCATCTTATAATGTCTTAGATAATAGCCAGATGCATTTACAAGCAGGTGATCAAATACTAGTTTATGCAGAAACTACTAATACTTTAGAAGCTACAATTTCTGTAAAAGAATACTATAACCCTAACAGATAACGCATAACGGGGTTGCAATCTTATCTATAGTATGATATAACTAAATGTGTAAAACTATCTCTAGCACAATAAAAAGGAGATAGTGCATGTTTAAAAAAATTATTAAGTTTATCCAAAAAAGTCAACAAAAGAAGGTAGCTTTATGGCAGTTACAAAATATGAGTGACATGGAGTTAAAAGATATAGGAGTATCTCGTGGCGAAATCTACAGGAAAGTCTACGGTCAATAAAGCTGGTAATTATACTGAACCTACAATGAGAAAGAACATGTTTAATAGAATTAAAGCAGGTTCTAAAGGTGGTAATCCGGGTCAATGGTCTGCACGTAAGGCGCAGCTATTGGCCTCTCAGTATAAGAAAAAAGGTGGAGGTTATAAATGAAAAGATATCTTAAAAGATTATTCTGTGCATTGTTTAATAAAAAATGCCATGATGGATGTGACTGTTGTTAGATGGCTTTAGCTAAATCACAGAAAAGTCTTAAGTCTTGGACTAAACAAAAATGGGGAACCAAGAGTGGAAAGCCCAGTGCAAAGACTGGCGAAAGGTATTTACCTGCTAAAGCTATTAAGTCTCTTAGCAGCAGTGAGTATGCCTCTACAACCAGAGCTAAACGAAAAGGCACGAAGGCAGGTAAGCAGCATGTGGCTCAACCTAAAAACATTGCAAAGAAAACCAAAAGATTTAGAGCCACCTAATGCAAATAGGACCAACACTCTTTTCATACATGCCTTTGGATAATGTTTCTCAAAAGAAGCAAGTAATAGAACAAACTGTAGCTGCTGTAGAAAAAAGAGTATCTAAACAAAGAACAGAAAGTGCATATACTTACCATCCAATTAATAAGAACCTTCCTCAACAAGGCACAGTAAAAGATTTTGTGATTGCATGATGTATGATCTTAGCCTTTATACTTACCGTCTATGTTGATGGAGAGCTACATAACATGGGTGGTACAGCAGCATTTAGAGATGTATATCAATGTGAATTATTTGGCGGTGCAATAGAGAAGTCAGGTAATACCACAATAGCTGGTAATAATTCTTTTTATAGAGATAGAGTCCAGACTTTTTGTTTACCTAAGTTTGTAAGTAAAGACACTAAGTTTTGGGATTAAGGAAACACAAGTGAAAAATCTAACAGATAAACAACAAATATTCTTAGAAGTATTGTTTGAAGAAGCTAAAGGAAATCCTGTAAAAGCTAAAAAACTTGCAGGATATTCTGATAATGTTTCTTCTACTACTGTGATGAGTAGCCTACAGAATGAGATTGCAGAAGTAACTAAAAAGTTTATTGCAACTCGTGGGCCACAAGCAGCTTGGTCAATGATGGACATTATGCAAAATCCAACCGAACTAGGAAATAAAGAAAAGATGGCAGCTGCTAAAGACTTTCTTGACCGAGCTGGTTTTGTCAAAACAGAAAAGCTAGAAGTAAAAACTGAAAGCCCTCTGTTTATTTTACCACCAAAAGACAATGACGATAACTAAAACTTGGAAATTACCTAAGCCAATAGAGACCGAAGATGGCTATGAGTGGACACCTGTAGTTAGAATAGGACGTACTATACCTTTTGGTTACAAGCAAGATGAAGAAGATAGAGATATACTTATCCCTATACCTAATGAGTTAGAACTTTTAGAACAAGCTAAGAAGTATCTAAAACAATATAGTTACAGAGAAGTTGCAGCTTGGTTAAGTGAAGCTTCTGATAAATACTTATCTCATGTAGGATTATATAAGAGAGTAAAACTTGAACAGAAACGTAAGACAGAAGCTGCAAACCAAAGGCATTATGCCCAAAGGTACAAAGAAGCAGCCGAGAAAGCAGAAAAGCTTGAAGCCCAAAGAACAGGTGCAAGAACCTACATTTAGTAGAGAACACATAGAGTTTGAAGAAGCCCCTGCAAGAGAAGTAATCTTTCAACCTAACGATGGGCCACAAACAAATTTTCTTTCGTCTACAGAACAAGAAGTATTGTATGGTGGTAGTGCTGGTGGCGGTAAGAGCTATGCAATGGTGGCAGACCCTGTACGTTACTTAACTAACCCTAATGCAAGAATGCTTTTAGTTCGTCGTAGTACAGAAGAACTTAGAGAACTTATCTCTGTATCTAAGCAGCTATATCCCAAGGCTGTACCCGGAATTAAGTTCATGGAAAGAGATAAGACTTGGGTAGCTCCATCAGGTGCAACACTCTGGATGTCTTACCTTGATCGTGAAGATGACGTTATGAGATACCAAGGTCAAGCATTTAATTGGATTGGCTTTGACGAACTTACACAATGGTCTAGTCCTTATGCATGGAACTATATGCGATCAAGGCTACGTACAACTAAGAACAGTGGCTTACCACTCTATATGAGAGCTACAAGTAACCCCGGTGGCCCCGGACATCAATGGGTTAAAAAGACATTTATTGATCCAGAGGTTCCTAACGATGCATTTTGGGCAACAGATACAGACACAGGTGAAATTATTTCTTGGCCTAAAGGACATTCAAGAGAAGGTGAACCACTATTTAAACGTAGGTTTATACCTGCTACCTTATTCGATAATCCTTATCTAGCAGAAGATGGTATGTATGAAGCAAACCTTTTATCATTACCAGAACATCAACGCAGACAACTACTTGAAGGTGATTGGGATATAAATGAAGGTGCAGCATTTCCAGAATTTAATAGACAGATTCATGTGGTGGAACCCTACGACATACCAAATAATTGGGTCAAGTTTAGAGCTTGTGACTATGGGTACGGTTCGCATACTGGTGTAGTATGGATAGCTATTACTCCTTCTGAGCAACTAGTTGTCTACAGAGAAATGTATGTAAGTAAAGTTATTGCTACTGATCTTGCAGATATGATTATAGAAACAGAATATGAAGAGAAGATACGATATGGAGTACTTGACTCTTCTCTTTGGCATAACCGTGGAGACACTGGCCCTAGTCTTGCAGAGCAGATGATTATGAAAGGTTGTCGTTGGAGACCTTCAGATAGATCAAAAGGCTCACGAGTAGCTGGTAAGAACGAACTACATAGAAGACTACAGGTAGATGAGTTTACAGAAGAACCTAGACTAGTAATATTTAATAATTGTAAAAACTTAATTTCTCAACTACCTGCAATACCTTTAGATAAAAAGAATCCTGAAGATGTTGATACAAATGCTGAAGATCACTTGTATGATGCTTTAAGATACGGTATAATGACAAGACCTAAGAGTAATCTGTTTGATTATAACCCTATGACTAGTTCTGGATTTCAAGTGAGTGATCCTATTTTTGGATATTAAATATGCAAGTATCTTGTTTAAAATGTGAAATAATCTATGATACTAAAAAATATCAATCTTGCCCTAAGTGTCAACAAGAAAATGATTTTAATAACGGGCCTTGGAAGGTAAAATAATGGAAGAAGAATACGAAGATATAATAGAATCTAATATGTCTATGTCTGTAGATGATGTAACTGATTCAGAAGAACTTAATGACCCTGACGTAGGTAATATTGTAGGCTTAGTTAAAGACAGGTACAACAAAGCTTCTACCTCAAGAGAGACAGAAGAACAACGTTGGATACAAGCTTATAGAAACTATCGTGGATTATATGGTTCAGATGTACAATTTACATCTACAGAAAAGTCAAGAGTATTTGTTAAGGTTACTAAAACTAAAGTATTAGCTGCATACGGTCAGATTGTAGATGTACTGTTTGGTAATAATAAATTTCCTATTACAGTAGACCCAACCACCCTACCCGAAGGTGTAGCTGACTCTGTACATTTTGAAACTAATCCTCAAATGGAAGAGATTGATCCTGAAGAAACAAAACTAAAACCCGGTGAAACTTATCCAGAACTACAAGACCGTCTTGCTGGACTAAAAGAAAAATTAAAACCTGTTATGGATAAGCTAGAAGAAGGTCCGGGTACTGTACAAGGTCAAGTTACAATTCATCCAGCTATGCTTGCTGCAAAGAAGATGGAAAAGAAAATACATGATCAGTTAGAAGAATCAAATGCAAACAAG